CATTACCGTTATCCGCCGTTTCAAACCACATGTAGGAATCGGTGTCTGCATCCGAATCATTTTTAAATCCAATCTTCGCCCAGTCAGTATTCCGAATCCAGGCGAGGATTGAGTCGTTTTCAAAAGTAAGTCCACCGGACAAGGTATCGCCTGTCTTTTGGACAGCGTTATCAGCCTTGTTTACCGTTTCCTGTAAACCAACGTTCTGGATAAACAGCGGTTTATCGGGAATATCTGCTCCGTTCTGATTTTTTTGCAGCGCTCCTGTGATGCGGATGTCGTCACCTGCGGCTACAGTGTCCTGCGCGGTGCCAACATTAAGGGTGGCGCTGTCGCCGAGGCCCATATGCTTTCTGGCATCAGACTGGGCCTGTTCACCTTTGTCAGCAATTTCTTTCAGGTTCCCGTTACGGGTCAGGTATTCGCCATCAAGGCGGTCATTTAATGGTTTGCGGGTTTTTCGTATATCGGTGATCTCGCCACTGTCTGATATTGTGGCGATGGGTTCGACATAATGGGCAAATCCTGAACTGTCGGTATAGTCGGCTGTTTTCTGACTCGTCAGGCTGAATATGGCTTTATTTTCCCCGGTCAGGGTACCGGTTAATGCCGCGTCAACATAAACAGTTTGTGAAATTCCGGTGGCGTATGTCAGTGTGCCTTGTTCATTCAGCTCCACACGTAATCCGCGCAGATAGGCAATACCCGGCGCGAAGGTCGCCTGCCCGGTAGCCTGAGCGGTGAGTTTAAAGGCGTTATTAAAGAACAGGCCAGGCCCGTAGATATCCAGCGCCGCTTTGCGGGTGGCCTCGTCCATGCCGTGAAGCCGTGCCGTAAAATCAATCTGCCAGGTGCTTACTGGCGTGGTGATGCCGGTTGCGGCGCTGGCTCCGGCGTATTCCATAATTTCAGAATAAATCAGGGTATTACCCTGTTTGCCGTCTGCGGTTTTTATTTTTTTCTGAGGGTGAAGATATACCACCATACAAAGTGTATTTGTGGTGCTGCTTACCAGACCCAGCCAGTTAAAAGTAAAATCACCCGTGGACTCCGGCAGGGTAACGGAGTAGGCGACGGTGTTCTCATTTACCATTCCGTTGCGATCAACGTTCTGGCGGTGAACTATCTGTGCATCGGGGGGCAATGGTTCGTTTTCAGACGGCGTGTCGGCAATGTTCAGATCCGGGATATTTGCAAATACAAACTGATCAATGATGATACGGTTGCCGCCTGCGGCTTCCTGCGCTTTCAGGCGCTCAAATGCTGAAGTGATAGCGCTCTGGGTCATTTTTCATCTCCGGTGCATAAAAATAGTGATAGCTGCCATGCCAGTATCCGTGTCCGATAACACAATCCGTGGATGTGATTATCTGAAGATGGTAACGGCGGCAGGTGCGACCGTACTGGCGAATTATCTGATTGAGTAATGTTGTATTTTCTGAGATCTGGTTGTCTGTCAGGCGCAAAAGAACAACATCCCAGTCTGTGCCTGGCTGGCGCTCCTGAATCTCCACATAACCGATCCCCAGTCGTTCAAAAATTGCCCTGAATCCCGCCACGCTGCCCGCGTCCTGTGCGTTGATAAAGGCATATTTGACACGCTTTCTGTACAGCGTGAGCGGTTCGCCGTCAAAACGGGCTATATCATATTGCCAGGCTGTCAGGTTCAGAATGGATTCCGCACATGTCAGTGGGTCGGTCTGGCTCAGTGGCCATGTTACCCAGTCGTGCACCTTTCCCCAGAAACGGATAAAGGTGTTTTTCAGGCGGAGCACATCGCCGCGATTCAGCCATGACGGCAACTTAATGTCCGGTGATTTATCAGGCATTCTTCACCTCAACTGTCAGTGTGTTCAGGCGGGGTACGTTCAGATCGCTGATGATATCCTCAAGGGAAAACGTCACGGATCCCACCAGAGGAAAGGTGTCATGCAGTTCGCGTCCCAGTTGCGAGAATGAAAAGCGACTGTATGGCCATGTGCGGGTTACGTCGTAGTTACTGTTTTCACGGAATGCACAACGAATCAGGTTTTCAGTGCCTGATTTCAGGGCGTCGATATCGTTTTTGCTGATATTGGAAAGGTTTTCAACATACACCGTAACCGCCAGATCGTGGCGGGTTTCCGGCATGGCAAAACAACGCATATCATCGCCGTGGCCGTGATGTCCCTGTGCCATGATGTAATCATTCACGCTGTCAACCCAGGGTTGCGAAATAACCCCGGTATCCAGCAGCAGGTAGGCATTAGCTGTACCAAGTCCTCGCGGGGCGTCATGTAAAAAGAAGATGCGATCGATGGTCAGTCCGGCCTGTGCAGCTATCAGGCTGCGGTAAACTGCGTCAGTGTGATAACTGCCGGCAAGGTTAAACTGGTTACGGCAACGATCTTTTAGTTCGTCGTCACTTTCGCGGTTTGCGCCCGGTATGGTCAGCCAGTTATCACCGTTACGTACAGACGCAATTCCGTTAATCGCTTTGGGGAGTATCTGGTAATAGCCTGGTGCCAGATTGAATGCCGTACCGCTGTCGGTGGCGATCACATCAATAAGGGTGCTTTGCGTGCCTGCGGGGATAATTACCTGCTCGCGGGTCGCCATGGAATAAATCACACCGTTAATACGCTCCGTCTGAATCAGTGTGCCAGCCGGTACGGTCACACTGTCATTCTGGTTGTTTTTGGTAAAAATGATTTTACCGATCGCACGCGTGGCTTCCTTGCGGGTAAGCCTGAGGGCGGCAGCGAACAGGTCAACGAACGGCCCTCTGGCAGTCATCAGAAACAGATTATGCAGTACATTGTCAGCCAGTGTGTCAACAATCCACACATACGGCGTGATAACCAGCAACTGAATCAGCCGCCAGAATGGCGACATGCGCGACGTATTGGTGATGAGTTTTTCATCATCTGCCACCTGTTGCAGGGTGTCACGTACGGTCTGTTCATCAACCGGCATTCCGCTTTCGCGCAGTATGTTTTTGAAGTCGATATTATTCTGCATAGCGCATCCCCTGGCTTAACTGACCAAAATCGTAGGTATCGGCGGTAACAAGGAGCTGGCCGCGTTGCTCTTCGTCAATAAATACGGAGCCGGGAATGAGGCGTTCATCCTCCTCCAGGAGTATCACCATTTGCGTGAACAGGTCGGCCCTGAGTGTGGGGCTGTTCTCCGCAATCAGACGACAGGGCAGACCACTTTCAATCAGGGCGTGAATCATGTCCTGAGCAATACTCTGGCGGTTGTCACACAAGACCGGCTCACTGGCGGAGTTGAACGTAAGATCGCCGTCAGTAATGAGCAGGTCGATATAAAGTGATTTCGTACTCATTTGTCACCCCGCTGCCAGTTCGCTGTATTCCGCCAGTTGTCCCGGTGTCGCCAGGGTGTCAACGTGCAGTGTGATATCCTGCTTAACGTTGTTATTGGTGACTTTGTCGCCCCGGTTGTTGCTTATCTGGTGACTTACCGGCCCACCCTGGATGGCGGCGCTACGGTTGCCAGTGATAAGCTCCGGGGCGGGTGTCGGTGCGACGGTCTGTTGTGCGGTGCTGATATTGACACCGGGGATTTTGTTGAGCTTCTCTGCTATCCAGTTCCATGTCCCGGTAAAGGAGCTCTTAATGGAATCCCATATGCCGTCAAAGAGCTTGCCAATTCCAGCCGTGATATTGCCGAACGTGTCGGCCAGCGAAAAATTTTTAAACCAGTTCGTCAGATTGTCCCATCCGGCTTTAATGCTGTTCCATGCATCATCAAACCAGCCCACCACAGCGTTAATGACTTTTAGCAGGGCACAGAAAGCTTCCGTGTCCATGATGGCGGCTTTAATATTGTCCCAGTATTTGATAGCCAGACAGATCCCTACGGCAAGTGCGGCAATGGCGAGAATAATCAGGGTTATGGGGCTTATCAGGAGTTGCAGCGCACCGCCTGCGAATGCCGTCGCCACACCCCACAGGCGCATTGCAACCGCGCCCGCACGTAACACTACGTTCCAGGCTACGATCGCCGCTTTACAGATCCCTGCCCAAAGAGCGACCAGTTTTGACCACACCCAGACGGCTTTTTCCTGAATCCATAGCCCCATCAGGCCAAGACGGGTTGAAAGCAGGGAGGGGCGTAATAAATCCAGGGTGAAGATTAGTCCTTTCCATGCGCCTTTCAGCACGCCAGCAATTCCGCTGAGCCCGGTCATGATAAAGCCGAAGGCCCCCATCGTGATACTGGCAAGCGCCCCTGCTGCGGCAAAGGCGAGGGTCATTGCAGTGATATATCCCAGCCAGCGGGCAATATTGGGGAACGTATCCAGCCATTTCATGAAGGCTTTCCCGCCGGTGATGATTTTTTGCAGGAACGGGGCAAAGACGGGATCGAGCCGCAGACCAATGCTGACGCGAACCTGCTCCAGTAAAGAATTAACCTGATCCCACGGGTCAACCATCTTTTTCGCCATTTCGATGGCTTTATCCATGCCTTTGATGTTACCTAATGTATTGATGTTCCGTTTCAGCCCGTCAACATCTCCGGCCAGTAGTTTAATCATGGACACCGCTTCATCGCTGCCAAAGGCTTTTTTCAGCAGGTCTGCATCTGCCACTTTTGACAGATCGCCAAACTTTCCTTTAATCAGGTCGATGATACCGGTAATGCTTCTGGCACTGCCGTCCCGGTTGGTAAAGTTCAGCCCCAGCACTTTTTGCGCATTCCCAATCCCCGCCAGGAATGATTTATATTTGGTTCCCGCCTCGCTGCCTGACATGGTGGACTGGAGCTGTCCCAGTACGGCGAACTGTTCAGCGGCAGATACCTTCATTGCCTGCGCGTTGGCACCCAGCGCAGTAAAGGCAGCAGACATTTCATTACCGGTAGTTTTGAACACCTGAACGGCGGTTGCGGTCTGCCCGGCAATTTGTTCAACCCACTGCGTGCGCCCCATCTTCTCTGCGGTATTTTTAAAAACACCGTACATGGTGCCCATATAGTTAGTAATGGTGGCCGTGTCTGATTTGGTGGCTTTGGCGAGAATGGCGGATGCTTCAGTAAATTTTGGCAGTTCGTCACCCTGAAGTCCTGCGATGGCGGACTGGATATCGTAGGCGCTGCGGACGAAATTGCTGGCGCTTTCGCCGTAGTTAATGGCAAACGTCTGTGAAGTTTTACGCAGCTGATCGAGTGTTTTATTTGCCACATCCAGCGAGCTGACTTCGGCCAGCGCGGCTTCCATGTCGCGGGCGGGGTTGACCAGTCCTTTTATTCCCTGAGCAGCCCCCCATAACCCGGCCACACCAAAACCGAGACGTTTAAAGTCGGCTGTTGCCTTGTCAGCAAATCCGGTCACAGCCGATTGCGCCTGTTTTAAGGGTCTCGTCAGCTTATCAACCAGACTTAGCGTAAAATCAAGTTCAGCAGCCATTACCCACCTTTAAATGCTCTCGCAATGCCGTTATTGACGGCAATACTCATGTTTTCGAAATAACGGTTGTCCAGCCAGACCGCAGCGGCAATGTCTTCCGGTGTGTCCTCGCCATCCGGTAGCCAGTGGCGGCGTAATACCAGATATTGCGCGTAGCCGTTGCGCTCAATGCCGGACAGTGCCGCCTTTATTTTTTTACGGTGATATCCAGATTGACGGCAAAATCTTCATTGAGTTTTGCTGCCATCTGAAGGGCTGCTCCCGGGCGGTGAATGAGCTTCTCCAGTTTCTCTTTGTCTTCCGGGTGTACACAGCGCATCAGGTAGTTTTTGGCTGGCGCCACCTTGTTATCCATCGTTATTTCATTCACGAACTTGTTGTAGACAGCTTCGGTCGGGGCGAAGCGAATGTCCTCGCCTGCGACGGTCAGGGTGATGATGGTGGTATTTTCGTCTTTCATGCTATTTTCCCCGGTGAGTGGTGCCATTTTTTAATGACATTGTTCAGTAATGTACTGTTGCAGGCCGTTCACTTGTGCAACGACGGCTTTCGCTTCGGCTCTGAGATGCTGATAATCCCGTTCAGCGTCCGGAGTAAGTCGGGCGGCGGTTGCATCAGTTGAGCCGGTGGCGGTGGTATCACGCGTGGCGGCGGGCATACAGACGGCGTGGAGCTGCAACCGGCGACGGCCAGAAGCAAGATCGGCGCGTAACTTTTCGGATTCAGCTTTTGCATTGGCGAGCTCCTTTGTGTATTTCGCATCAAGCGCGGCGTTCTGGCGCTGACGCAGTGTCATGTCGTCAATGGTCTGCTGTCGGGTGTCGGCAAGATTTACGGCTTTCTGGCGGGCTTTTTCTGCCCTGGTGAAGCGGTTGTGCCAGTAGTCAGCTGTGAAGCCGAGCACGGCCACGGCGACGACCATGAAGACGATAAAGGCGAGTGTTGCGCGTTTCATGTGGCCTTACCTCTGTCCCAGAAACATTGCCCGCTCACGTCCGCGACGCGGGGCCAGAATTGTCGGGTTACTGCCTGCGCGGCTCCATTTCAGGAAAGCATCAGCGGCGGCGGTGTAGTTGCCGGCGTTTAACTGACGGCGAACGGTGGAACCGATAAAAGCGTCAGCGCCGATATTGAAAATCAGGCTACACAACGCGTCATACTGACTCTGGTTCAGCGGAACTGTTACCCGTTCAGCGATGCAGTGCTCCACCCATGACAGATCGTCGCGTAGCAGTCTGTCGGCGGTGTCCTGGGTGATGGTCATGCCTTTGTGAACTGCGACACCATCAACCTTTCCTGTGTGACCTGTACCAATGGTCCATACGCCGCGCGGATCGGGGTAAGCGGTCAGTTTGCAGTTTTCTTCGCGTTTAAGTGCGGCCAGCCCGTTGTCTGAAATTTTCATTCGTCACTTTTCCCTGCAAATTTCTTTGTGATGAACACACCCAGTGCCCGGATATGTTCAACACCAATAAGGCCAATTGCGGCACCGATACCGACGCGCCAGTCTTCGGTCAGCCATGCGACGGGGACCGGCTTAATGAGGGTGAATGCCGCCACGGCCAGCAGGCAACACAACGGCACCTCAAGCAAAAGACGACGCCAGCTGCGGCCTGTGTAAAACACTCTGAGTGCTGCAATGACGGCAGTCATCAGCAGACTGTCAAGAGGGATATCACCACGTAACCAGTCTTTGATTATCGCCAGCCAGTCGCTCCAGTTGTGGGGGGTGCTTTGCATTGTCTTTCCTATTGGTTCATGATGTCCCGAACATCGGTGGCGCTGAGAACCGGAACACCGTCAATTTTGACGAACTCCGGCGAAGTCACCATAAATTTGATTTTATGGCTTATGTTGTCACCGCCCTTGCTGTCGATATTCAGCAGGTTACTGATCAGCAGTTTGCAACCAAAGGCTTCCACCCTGAGTTCTGTCTTTGCTGCACGGGCAAAGAAGAGAAAGTCGGCTTCTTCGATGTCGCGCCAGCTCCCTGCTTCACGCGCGGCTTCACCAAGAAGCTGGAAGTTAACGGTATCCAGTTCAATTTCACCGCCGGCTTCCACGTCGCCGCGTACCCAGCCATCAGGTACACCGCGCTCCTGAATGGCTTTGGTGTTGTCGGTAATATCAAGGGTGGCGGTTTTTACGTGAACGATGCGGCCATTAAATGACGTGTCAAAGCTCATACCACTGATGCGTTCGGTGTTCATGGGTTACTCTCCGCTTTCGTCCAGCATGATGCTGATGGTGATTTCTTTCGGGCAGTTATACGGGCGAACCACGATCGCAATCTGCACTTTGTCTTTTTCCGGCCATGAGATTTTTACGTCGCCGTCGCGCGGTGACATGCAAAGGCCAGGGAATACCGTGCCGTTGATTTTCAGGCTCTTTGCGCTGTCGCGCATGGGCTTCGCGAAAAGCTGTTGGTGCGCGGCCACACTTGCCGGGGTGGAGTTCAGTGAGCGATTGGCGATTTTTGGGATAGCCAGCAAACGCACCTGACGGGCCATTTCATCGGCAACGCGCAGATATTCGATAGCCTGATAATCGCCACCGTCCACATCGAGCGTGACGCCGTCGGCCCAGTAGTAACCTTCGTAGTCGGGATACCACGTTGGTACGCTGAAACGCGCCCTGTTCAGGGCCCTGATGGTGGCAATGTCCAGTTCGCGCTTGTCGCTGTCCTGCGGTTTATCGTTGCGGCCCATATTGACCAGTGCGCCGGTTGCAACACGGGCGGGGGAATCAGCAATCGTCACTGATGGATTGCAAAGGCGACCGGCCAGTATCCCCGGTTCATTGCCGAACAGCATCGGGGTAAGCTGCACCGCGTAAGCGGCAATGCCTTTCTGTAGTCCGGTCATGGCGGTGACGTATTCTGACCACTTCTCGCCTGTTCCGCAGCCGCGAACAGCCAGGATAAACCATGTCCAGCGCTGGAAGGTGTTATTGAGTTCGCTGCGCAGTTGCTGCGCTTTGTCGATATCGTTACCTGAGGCGTTAGCGCGAACAACGACAACGCCTTCTACCGAGAGGGTGGCCTGTGCATCCATAACCACATCAGCCCACGTTCGGGTCTGACCAGAAGGCTGGGGTGTCTGCACGGTTGCCAGCCAGATCATGGCATTTTGTCCGGCATTATCCAGAAACGCCTGCACGTTACTGCGTAACAATGAATCCTTTGTTCCTAACAGCGAGTCAAGATCGGTTTGTGCTGTAACCGGTGTCGGGAGAATGGCTTTTGTATGCTCGCCCACCATCAGCAGGGTGCAGGCGATCCCACGCTTGCTTCCGCTGTGGGTGTTGAGCTGATTAATTGTGACCTGTGGAAACGTCATGGGTTATTTCCTCTTAATGTCCTGCGGCTTTGTCTGCCAGCCATAATTGATGCCCTGCAACTGGCGGGACAGTATCCGTGCAAATTCCTCGTTACTGACACCAAGGAACTGACGGGGTGGGATGGTTATCGTCCAGCAGCTTTTGGATGGTATGCCTTCCATGCTGCGGATAATCACGCCTGCCTGCCCTTTCGTGAGCGACGTCCGGATATCTGCCGTTGATGGTTTGCGGCGCGTCCCCCTTTTTTTGTCGCTCACCGTATAGCCCAGCTTGCGCAGCTTTATCGCCTGACGGCGGGAGCAGGGTTCCTTGCTGGCTTTTTCCATCGCGTCGGTTTTCAGCTGCGATGCGTTCACTGTGAACGTAACGCCATGGCTCTGGATATATCCCACTGCACCCACGCTGATTTCCCTGTGGTTGTGGGGCTGGCGATAGCTCCTGCCTGCTGCGTATATACGCACCGATTTCGCTGATGGCATGTCGTGCACTTTCAGAAATTTAGGGAGCCCCTTCAGCAGCGGTCTGTTGCCATAGCGGCGTTCTGCAAAACTGCTGCCATCAACATTCTTTTGTTCGCGAACATGGCGCTTTGCGGCCGGAATAACGCCGCGTTTTGCGATACGCTGCAGCAGACGCTGTTGTTTTGCCGGGGGGAGCTCACCGTTGGCCAGCATTGTCTGCAACTGCTTAAGCTGTGTCCGGTTAAGTTCGCCGTGCAGGGAGATGTCCATTGTTTATTTCCCTGCCCTGATGGTGGATACAGTGATATTTTCTGCCACCCAGATCTCTGGCTTATCCAGCCGGTAACGGATGCCGCCCATCATGATAAAACCGGCCTCGTCCGGGATCAGAATGATGGGGTCAGCGAGCGGCATACTGACAGTCACTTCTGCAATGTTGTCGTCCGTGGGTTCGATGTTGACATCCGGCGCATCAAGCTCAAGCTGGCTGTAGTAGTCATTAGCCTGTTCGTCCCGCCAGACAAGCAGGGCGCATAACAGCAAATCAGGGTCAACCTGACGCCATGGCCAGCGCTGCCAGTCGAACACGGCGTTGTACTGGCGAATACCCATTCTTATCTGTCCAAGCCCCATGTCTTTCTCTGCGGGCAAAAGACGAATATCACTCATCCACGAATCAAAGCCGGTATTGTCAAACACGGAAATGTCAAACACCTGCCGCAGATATGCATAAAGGCTGTCGAACTGGCTCATAAGATGTACACTCCCACACGGCCTGCGCCCTGGATAGCACGCAGCACAAAGGCCGCTTCAGCAAGCAGGGTTTCGCGGGTGTCATTACTGTCGATATTGCTGTCGGCGTGGCGGGTGTTCACCGCCGTAAACTCACCGAGAAGATCGGCTTTGGCGCGGGCAAAGACCGCTTTTTTGTATTGTGCGCAAAGGGCGCTTTCTCCGTTAAGTTGCGGGCCTTCCACGTCCGCCGCCTGCGCTGTTCCCTGCACTACGTAGCGGGATTTCACACCGGTCAGTGCGGTGTTCACCTCAAAGACGGCAGACAATAACGCCTGTTCTGCCAGTGATGCAGGGATATCCAGTGGGATAGTTCGGCTTTTGCGAAAATCAGCCATGGACAGATCCGGCCAGAAGCCATCATTTTTAAGCATGCCTGTAGCAGTGTCTGTGTTCTGGTCTGTGCTGTAGCCTGGTTTCAGGTTCATGACTGATTCTCTGTGTAGGTCAGGTCGGGCGAACGGTTCCGCGGCATGACTGACGCTTGTGCGTGTCATCCTCACCGTGCCCGCCTGAAGCCGTGGGGCTTTCGTTATACCGCCCGTAATGCGCGCAGACGGGCGGCTATTTTGTTTCGTATGGCGCGAACACCTGCTTTGGGAGTGGTGCTGTGCGCACGGGCCATCCACTCATCGGCGCTACGTAGTTTCGCCACGTCGTAAATGGCGGCCGGGGTTGTCGGTTTGCCATCGCTGTCCCGTAACAGGTTAAGACCGGCGAATTTGTACCATCTGGCAACTATCTCTTCGTGCAGTGTCCAGTCTTTTTCGATATGGCTCATCACGCGGCTGAAATAGGGCTCGACGGAAAGGCCTTTATCAAACTGAATCTGTGCCCACTGCATGACCTCATCGGCGACGAACGTTGGCAAATCACGGTCAAAGCGTGGTGGCATGGGTTGATTCTGTCCGATGGCGATATCGGCCCATTCCAGAGCTTTGTCCATTTCGCCGGTATCAAACAGCCAGACGATGCACCAGGTAAACGGGATGTATTTGTACTCCTCGCCGCTTTGCAGCCACGCCTCAATCGTCGGCATCCAGCGCGGCAGCAGGGATTCACGCTTGAATGCCACACGATCGGCGTTGGTGGCGCAACTGCTCACAGCCCTGCAGTCGATTTCCAGTTGCGCCAGTTGCAGATGAAGACTGTCGCGTACGGTCAGTGCCTCGCGGTGTTCCATTGCCTGCTGCGCGGCCAGTCTGGCTCTGAACTTTTGCGCCGGAGTCTGCATACGTCAGTCCGTTACGCTGCCTGGTTTGGTTTCGCATGTTCAGGTGATGGCAGTCCTGCCAGTTCAATGTTGTCAAACGAACCGTAGAGTGCGTCATATTCCACGGCGCAACCCTGCATACGCAGCCAGTTGTTTTCGAAGCGTTTGCGGTCATCAATCCATTCGGCACGGCGTTGCTGTGTTCCGCGCTGGAAGTACATATGCAGATTCCAGAGCGTGGTGACAACCAGGCGGTTATCCGGCATAAATGGCGGACTGAATGACTTGCGTCCGGCGATCTCACGGTTGATAAGCTGGGCGGCGACTTTTTCTGTCGGGCGGTCGATGCGGTTCAGCATACTGACCGTATCTGCTGCGATAATGTTCTGTGATACCAGTACAACCAGATCCGGGTGTTGACGGAATTCGGGTGGAATGCAGGTATTGATTACATCGGCGGCAATAGCATCAACAGACGTAAAATCAGCCCCGGTTCCTGTACGGTTCAATACGACCTTGTCAGTAATGATCTGTTTTGGTGTGCGCGCTTTAACAATCTGATGCCATCCCGGGTGAATATCTTCCCCGTTCGGGCAGGTATCAGGATTGGTTTCATCTGCGGCATGTGTACCGTTCAGTGCCACGCGTAACAGGTCGTTGGTGACTGACTTGTAAAAGAACGCCTGAAGACGGTTATAGAACTCGTTTTCGGTGCCTGCGTTTGCCCAGTTGGTCAGGGTGGTGTAGTCCAGGAATGAACCGGAATCCACTTCGTAAAGCTTGTACTCGTTGCCTTCACTCCCCAGCGCTTTATTGAAGCGTCCGTCTTTCTTGCGCCCGGTATACAACCCCGGAATTCCGGTACTGACTACCTGGCCGACAAGCTGTTCGACCAGCATGACGGTGATCTTGCCCATGAACGGGTCGGCATTCTCAATCAGGGCATCGCGTAGCAGGGTTTCACGCGGTGGGCTGATGGTAAAAAACTGTTGTGCTGTAAATACGCCATTGGCTTTTGCCATCGAAATGGCGTAATTACGCAAAAACTTTTGCGCCTGTGGTGATAACATCTGTGCGGCCATTGGTTTTTTCTCCGGTTGGTCCTTTTGTCTGTTTTTCTCAACGACCGCTTACAGCGGCTCAAACTGTGCGGGTTGTCCGCCGGGTGCTACGCCCGGCATCGGTGTGCGCCGGGCTTCAATGGCCGAAAAACGCTGGCTCAGATTTTCGATTGCACTGGTAAGCGTTGTCAGTGTGGCGGCGTCGGCCTCATCATCTTTTTCCGTCTTTCGGGTACTGAAATTCTGCGCTGCGGCTGGCGCTGGCTGTTGTCCGCCATTACGGGCGGCGATACGTGCCTGGAGTTTTGCGGTTTCAGCATCCTGTGGCTGCACCGTAAAGGTGTTAAGTGCGGTCTGTAGCTCCGTCACGGCGGTGGTGTAGTTCTGGCGTGCCGTGTCGTCTTTCGGGTTGATGGCCAGTGTGTCAGTGGCAACGGAAAGCTTTTCACTCAGCTCCGCAACGTGATTAGCGTGAGCGCTGAAATCCCCGGTTACTGGCTGTGTGTCTGCTGTTGCGGATGCCGTGGGCTGCGCCGGTGCGGGTTGCTGTGCCTGTGGTTGCGTGTTCGCCTGCGCGTCAATTTTTGCCGTCAGAGTGACAATCTGGGCTAGCAACTGGTTCGCCTGTTCTTTAGTCATGGATTTATCCTCATGATGATTTGTTGGGGTGTCAGCGACCAGCGTCAGACGCCCAAGACTGAACATTTCAATATTTCCAGCGGCGGCATACTGCGGACGTGAGCCCTGTGTGTTGTTTTCCACTGATTTGATTTCCATGCGCTGGGTTCCCAGACTTGCCGGACTGTCGGTTGCTGCCAGCCCGTACAGATAGGTTTGCCCGGTGTTGGCATAGTTCTCCCAGAACTCGCACGAGGTAAAGAGCTTCTGGCCGCGATCGTTAAGGTTAACCAGCGCCTGGTTAGGCTCCAGCTTCGCCATAAGGCGCAGTCTTCCGGCGTCTTCTTTAGCCGCCAGCTCGGAAACAAGCCCCAGATTGGGGGTAAATTCTCGCTCCTGAAGACTGTATACGGGGTGATTAGGCCAGATCATCGCTGTGTATCTGGCGGTGCTGTAGTTGTCAGCGGCCTGCTGGATCATTTCGCGGGTAATGGGGCGACCGTCGATGGCGTAGCCTTCGGTTGCTATGCATATCCAGTCAGTGGTGTATTTCTGCTTTGCCATTTCATTACCGCTTTTTGATGTATCTGGCGGTATTATTGCGGCTGTTTTCGCGGGTTTCATTCGTTCTGAATCCGGGCTTTTCGTATATGATTTTATGTGCGAAAAATGCCAAAATTTAACGATATTTCAGAGTGTTATTGCTCTTTATGATGGGCGAATGAAATATACCGAAGAAGTCAGGGACGCTGCCCGCGCCCTGTATCTGAAATTCAGTACACCAAAAGAGATAGCGGCCACGCTGGGGCTTCCTGTGCGTACCGTTTATAACTGGGCTGTCCGGGGGCAATGGAATGAAATGTTACCAGCCGAGTCGGTGGAAGTGGCTGTCGCCCGGCGAGTGGAACGACTGACCTGCAAGGATGGTAAAAGCGAGCTTGAGCTTGAAGAGCTGCGCTTCCTGATATCCCAGCACGTCAGGCTGATGGCGCAGAAGAACAAACATGCTGAACGGATGGAAGAGATCCGGGCGATGGTCAATACCGGCGTGGTGGTCAATGATGGCCGACAGGGTAGCAGTGAAGAAGGGAATGACGAAGGTGGTAAAAAAAGGAAGCGACTACGTAAAAATGATGTCGGCGGACTGACAAAAGAAATATTTGATGAAAAAGCGAATGGTCATCTGTTTGAATATCAGCAATATGTGCGTGAGCACGGCGACGAACTGTTCCGCTTCATTCTGAAAGGGCGACAGGAAGGATTTACCTACTATTTTGCATGGGAAGGGTTTGAAAAGGCCGTTCTCACGGGCAAGAATCAGATATTCTTTTCCGCCAGTAAACCCCAGGCGGAAGTTTTCCGTTTCTATATTCTCAGTATTGCGCAGCAATTCTTTGGTGTCGAGCTTAAAGGCAACCCGATTCGCCTCAGCAATGGTGCGATACTGCGTTTTCTGGCGACCAATCCCAATACGGCGCAGTCCTACAGTGGCGACCTGTACGGGGATGAGGTCTTCTGGATACCGAAATTTGCCCGCCTGCATGAAGTGGCGTCAGCGATGGCGACGCATGACGAATTCCGTATTACCTATTTTTCAACCCCCAGCGCTAAAACGCACCAGGCTTACAGGCTGTGGACAGGGGATGAATGGAAGGGCGACGATCCGAAACGTAAGGCGGCGGAGTTCCCGACCAGCAAGGAATTGCGTAAAGGTGGACAGGTCTGCCCTGACGGGATCTGGCGCTATGTCATCACAATGGAGGATGCGTGCGCTAAGGGACTCAGTGCCAGAGTTAACATTGAGAAGCTGCGTAACCGCTACAGCGCCACGGCGTTTGCCATGCTGTACATGTGTGAGTTCACTGACTCCCGCGACACAGTATTTAAATTCTCAGACCTTGAAAAATGTGAGGTTGAGTTCGGCATCTGGCAGGACTTCGACCCCTCCGCATTACGGCCTTTTGGTAATCGTGAGGTGTGGGGCGGTTTTGATCCGTCACGAACGGGTGATAACTCAACATTTGTTATTGTGGCCCCGCCTGTTGAGCCTAAAGAAAAATTTCGCGTGCTGGCTGTCTACCAGTGGGTGGGGCTTAACTTCACCTGGCAGGTTAAGCAGATTGAAGAATTAATGAAACGCTACCGGTTTACGCATATCGGGGTGGATATCACGGGTATTGGCCGGGGTGTTTATGATCAACTGGTACGCTCCGCACCGCGTGAGGTGATGGGGATTAACTACAGTGTTGATAATAAAAATAAACTGGTGCTTAAGATGATTGACCTCATTGAGCGGCGACGTATCCAGTGGGTGAAAGATGCGGTTGATGAGGTGACAAAAGAACGTGCCGATATCCCGCTGGCATTTATGGCCATCCGCCGTGTAATGACTGCCAGTCAGAACGCAATGACGTTCGCCGCCGAACGCAGCGAAACGACCGGTCACGCGGACGTATTTTTTGCCATATCGCACGCGGTCTGTAATGAACCGCTCGACTATGAATATGACCGCCCCTCGGTGTGGGCATTCGGGAAGGCTGCATGAGTAAACGTAAAAGCGCACGCCTGCGTAAACGGGCACAGACAGAAAATTTTACTCCCGGACGCGGCAATATTATCACTTTCGGGGAGCCGGAACCGATACTGACTACCGGCACGGAATACATCAACGTCTGGTATAACGGTAGCTACAACTACTGGACACTACCAATAGACAGACTTGCGCTCGCGCAGTTGCCGAATCTTAACGCCCAGCATGGCGGCGTACTGTATGCACGCAAAAATATGGTGTGTGCCAGCTACCAGGGGGGTGGACTGACGACCGATCAGATGGAAATGGCTGTCTTTGACTACCTGCTGTTTGGTGATGTGGCCATTCTGAAGGTCCGTAACGGGTGGGGACGGGTGGTGGCGCTGGCACCATTACCGTCTTTGTATCTGCGTCGTAGCAAGCAACTTGATTTTATCGTGTTACAGGAGGGCGAGCCGCTGGTCTATTCGCCGTCTGATGTTGTGTTTTTACGTATGCATGATCCGCGACAGCAGATTTATGGACTGCCTGATTATATCGGTGGTATTCATTCAGCGTTACTGAACAGTGAGGCGACCATTTTCAGACGTCGCTACTATCACAACGGTGCGCATATGGGGTTCATCATGTACGCGTCCGACCCGAATATGTCTGTTGAGGCTGAAGAAGCTATACGTAAAAAAATAGAGAGCGGTAACGGGCTTGGGAATTTCCGTAACATGTTTATCAGTATCCCAAAAGGGCAACCGGACGGGATTAAAATTATTCCGGTTGGGGATAATCAGCAAAAAGATGAGTTTTCAAATGTGAAGAATATCAGCGCTCAGGATGTTCTTACGGCGCACCGCTTTCCGGCTGGTCTTGCCGGTATTATCCCGCAAAATGCGAGCGGACTTGGCGATCCCGATAAGGCAAGGACAACCTATGGACGGGATGAAGTGACACCTGTCTGCCGTAAATTCATGCAGGCTGTGAACAGCGAGCCCGAAATCCCCCCGTCGTTACACCTTAATTTTACGCTGGAAGATGTGGAAAATGTGGTGTCTGCGCTGGCTGATGAAAAATAACCCGAAAAAGACTATATTACCCCTGCAACCGGTCAGATTGTGGGGGGGTTATGGCGGGTGTGATGAAAATTGAATGTCCGGCGTGTCACTGCCGGGCGGCTATACGCAAAACTGCATGGCAGGATGACGCAAAAACGCTGGCGGTAGTTTATTGCACCTGCACTAATTCTGACTGTAATATGCGTTTTTCGCTCAATCTTTCCGATCTTCGCGTGATTTCACCCAGTGACCTGCAAACTGATGGTGTCGTTAAAGCATTGCTCCAGCGCCTTAAACCAGACGAAAGGCAAATGGCACTGGATATTCTGCTCAGTGATGGCGCGTAAGTGCCATTCTGTGGGGCGGTGGATCTTCCGCTTCCTCGCCCTGACAGACTCACCGCTATGCGGTTCGCCCGGCATTTCTGAAATCAATGTGCAATAGCCCCAGTGCGGCTTCTTTATCAGCACCCGTTAATTCGAGATAATCCCAGAGGCTGGCGCATAAACCACAGTTTCGCGAAAATATTCCGTCTGGATTTGCTCCGTTTTTCAGCCACAAATCATAAGTAATATAAAATCCGTGAAGTTGTTGCCTGATATTTTCTTTGATTTCCTGTACTGGCACGGTGTCTGGTAATTGCTCTCTCATTGTGGATCTCTCCTGTGTTGTGCCGGTCTGGCGAATGAAGGGTGCTGCGATGAAAAGACCCTTCGCGCCAGTGCGGCCTTGCGATTGACGGCAGTCAGTGTTCTGGCCAGCGCGACATTGTGTTTGCGGGCCTGCTCTTCGTGGTACTTCTGCATGATTTTTCCGGCCGGGGTGAGCGGCTCCGGTTCTTCCGGCGAACGGCGTGGGCGAACGGCAATGGTCCAGCTCTGATATTCACTGCCCGGTCGCCTGTTAAGTATGTCGGTGATGGTGGTTGTGGTGGTGCGATCGGGGCTGGCCACCGTGATTTCCAGTTCGTCCCCGGGCTGTGGTCTTGTGGCTACGCCTCTCAGTGTCATGGCTGGCGTGCGCTGGCGCATAACGGCGTCGAACTGCTGACGCTGCATGGTGCAGTGAAATCGCGTCATGATCTTACCTCCGCTGACGACTCCTGTGTGATGACGATACGGCGGGTTGTGGCGCTCCAGTACGCGATACGCCCGTCGCCCGGGCGAACGCGGGCACCGTTACTCACGGAAATAATGGCTGCGTCAGGCAGCTGCACACCCAGCGCGTCGAGTTCGCGGGTGATTTGTGCGATGGTCGTGGTGTCGACAGGCACGACAACCTCCACCCTGACAGGGGTGTCTGATGCTGGTCTGGTGTTATTTTGTCCGGTATCCGTGGTGGGCGGCTGATTTTTAAGCTGTCTGATGAGCTGTTTCCGCTCGTGACGGGTTAACGTCTGCAACCAGTGCGCCAGGCCGCTTTCCGGAAGCGTCAGCCGCGACCCACGCTGCCTGTTTTCTGTGCCGGTTCCGGCTGTTTTTTCGTCACCGGGACAGTTATTGCCACGAGTCCAAGGTGCGGCGAAGCCGCCCCGAAGGTCAAAACCCTCGTCCGTGCTGTTGTCGGCGTCAGATTCTTTTCTGACCAGTTTCCACTCATCCGGATGGGTGCAGATGGTGTACCGTTCCCCGAGTGACGGGGCGCAAATTCCGTAGATGCGCTGCGGGAATTCGCCGTAGTCATTAGCTTCGTCTGCGGTTTTGTATGCGGTGCGGACCAGATACTGGTTGCGTGGAATAAGCACGCCACCCTGTTTCATGATGTAGGTGGCAAAACACCCCACGTCTGCGGCGGCCATAATGGCGTCAATATCTCCATGATCGAGTCGCTTCGGTGATGCCGGGTTGCGCTCCATCTGGCTTGCAAGGCGGCGGAGTTCTCGCCACACCTGGCGGGGCGGAATGCCGAAAAACTGGAACTGACGTATGCGGTGAAGGCTCGCCCATGCAATGGCGTTCTCCACGGTTTCCGCCATGGTTTTCCCGGATTCCTTATCGACGTAAGGTTTTCCGGTTTTCGGATCATTGTTGTGGAAGGCGCTGGCGTCCAGGTTCTTACCGATATAGGTTGCGATATAGCTTGCCGGCGACCCTTTTTCCGGATCTATCTTCTCGCATTCAAAGCGCGGCGAAATATCGTCCCCCAGTTCGTGGCGATCTGATTTAATCGCTGCGTCGCGCATAATTTCGATGATGCGCTCTGCGTTCTCAGGGGACGTGAATACCAGCATATGCCAGTGTGGCGTGCCGTCATGGTGTGGCTCAGCGGTTCGCACGCCGTACCAGCCCAGCCCCTCTTTTTTGATTTTTTTTCTTACGGCTGCGAAGAAGTCGTAAACCAGATAATCACTGGTATCGCGTACAGTGGCACCGTTGTATTTCGGGTTCAGGCTGCCGTCTTCGTTCACGCTGTGAAAGCGGGAAGGGGCTGTTACCGTGATGAAGAATGCGACGTCACCCCGCAATTCGGCTACCATCTCCATCCCTCTGACGCAGACCATCATTTCATTGCGGCGGTTGCGTGGATTTCCCGGGCCCGCCCAGTACACTTCCTCCAGACTCAGGCGCTCGCCGTCTTCGTTTTCAATATCCCAGCTTTTGAGAAAATCACGGGTGCGCTGGCGCTTCTCGCGAAACTCCAGTAGTGATTCATGGCTGATATAAGGGGATTGTTTACGTGACACTCTGCCGGCGGCACGCAGTAACTCCTCCCGCCAGAGATCGGCGATGTGGCGTAACTGGTTGTTCCACCAGGTCGCGCAGGTGATGCGCAGTACCGCACCCGGTATCAGTTCAGGGTCCGGCGGTGTGCGTCGGTTGTGCCTGATTTCGAGTTCCGGCCAGTATGGCGGGATCACGCCCAGCGTTAAGGCTATGCGTGCCATCTTCTGGTAGGCCAGCAGCCAGATAACCGGGCTGTCATTATTCTTTCCGGTCTGTTCAGGAACTTCATCACATATGCGTTCAAATTCTGCGGTAAAGAACTGCGCAGTCAGTGTGGCGATGCGCTGGATCTTGTCGCGGCTGAGTTGCGGCAGCATGAGCAGCTCTTCAAGGCGATGGCGTATGACACTGGATTTGAATGCCGGCGTTGCAAAGCGGTCGTTAACCCGTTCGATACGTTTCAGGCGCGCGCGCAGTCCACGGCGAACGAAGTTATCGGCCACGTATGCGCTATTGTTTTTTACACCTTTGCTGCGGGCGCTTTGCTGTTTCCGGTTCAGGCGTGCCAGATCGCGGATCAGCACGCTGGCAAGAAACGGTGGCAGGGCGCGAAGTTCGGCTATCGCTTCCGATACCTCCGTTGGCGGATTTTCGCGTCTGTGTCGTGCCAGCTTATCCAACCTTGTCTGCCGCTCTTCGTCCCGGTGAAGGTGTGAATTAATTTGTTTGCCTTTGTCCGTGGTTGTCAGGAAGACCACGGTTTCTTCATCCAGCCGGGCCTCAGTGCGAATGTCTTCGGTGAGGTAGTCCCGGATTGCCCGTTGTAATGCGGTTGGCTTCTGCGGTAACGCTCTGCCGAACGTCTCAGGATCAATAACCGGCAGCGGGGCATTCCACGGGTACGCCAGGTGTGTGTTGTGATGGCTCATTCCGCTTACTCCCCTGCTGTTGCCTTCTGAAATGCAGCCCGGTACAGCACAAGAAGACGCTGGTATTCAGCGATAAAGTCTTCTGCCGTTTTAATCCCTTTCACGACCACGCTGTGGGTGGTCATTTCCAGAACGAGCACCATTTCTGACGATGACCAGCTGATAACACTGCTGTCGAGTCCGTTGATGTGGAACAGGCCCAGCTCCAGGCTGTTGTTCTGGTCTCTGACGTCCACGCGGTAACGGTCGTCAACGGTGAAGGAAAAGTCACCGTATGTGGTGGCGCTGCTGGCGGCCTGTTTACAGGCGCGGCGGTAATAGTCGTGCAGGTCATTGAGACGGGAAGCGAGGCGTGGATCCACCGCCCACATCCAGTTAAAAAAATCCTGAATATCTGAAAGTCCCTTAACGCTCTTCATGAGAACCTCCGGAAACGGACGTGCGGAAGCCTCCCGCGTATGGATGCGGGATGGCTTCGGGATGTTGATTAGTGGTGGTAGTGCTGGTTAATGAGGTCCCGCAGCCCGCGCAGATCATCCGCCAGATAGCTGAAAACAGCGGCGGAATAGGTGTTTGACAGTGCGTGACTGTGCTCATGCAGCATATTGATGTGCATGATATGCGCGACGCGGAAGGCGCGGAAAAGTCTGCGGTTGATTTCAGTCTGGATGTGACGACGCGCAGCGTAGGCGCGCTGTTGTTTGCGGTTTGCCATGGTGTGGCCTCTACGTGTGTAAGTTTTGAAAACTCACCATCCAGAGGTCTCAAACTCGGGGTGGTGAGACGTACAGGGTTGAGACTACCGGCAAACGCAGAACCCGGCCCGACCGAAGTCGGCCCTGTACGCCCCACCATAATTCGTGTGCGAAAAAGGTGTGACGATACGGTACGCACAAAAAAACCGCTGGCGCGGTTGTGCGCTACGTTTGTCAGCGGGGTCTCAATCCCGGCACCCGTTTTATGAGGTGCAGCGGAAATGTAACCTGACTGATTGCGGCATGGCAAGCGGTTTTTTTGTGTGTGCATGATGATCACTCAGTTCGGCAGCAGTTCGTACAGCAGGGCGTCGGCGGCGGTCCGGCGGTTGTAGAGGTGAAACGCCGTATCATCGCTGATGTGCATTTGCATCGTGATGTTGATGTGTTTCGCGATCATGCAGAACGTCATGTTGCGTCTGTCGCGTAACTCCGTAACCAGCTCAGTCAGACGATCGCTGTATCTGGTGCAATGGTGGCTCTCGCCGCATTTCTTAAGGCTGTAACCCCGTTTATGCAGTGTGTACCTCACGGTGCACTCGCTGCATCCCGCCTTCCGGGCCAGTTCCCGTGCGGTTTTTGCGTGACGGTTTTTGATGAGAAAGGCGATGGCTTCTGCACTCAGCGGTGCTTTTTTCTTGCGACCAATCAACCCGCGATTACGTAAAAAAAGAATCCGGTGCATCACTGCGCTGCGGGTTCGCTGAAGTCGTTCAGCCATTTGCCATGTGCTGTGATCCTGATAAAGCGAGATAAGCAGTTCGTCTTCCTGTTGTGTCCAGGCACTGACGTGCTTCGGTGCTTTACCTGGTACCCCCATTGGTTTCAGAAACATGATTTGGCCTCCTTACGGCTTTCTGGTGTGGAGATGATCAGATTCAGTTTCAGGGCGGTGGCGTGTTCCTCTTTTGCCCCCGGCGAGTCCTCCCAGCCATCCAGCAGGTAAATCACATCGGCACAGTGCAGCATGGCGCTCCCGATAAGCATGTAGTCCCTGTATCTCAGCCCGTCAGGGAGTGTTGCGGGGTTGAGTACGGTATGACCCTGCATCCTCAGGCGGGTCGCCGTCATGGTGAAGGCGGTGCGGTTGAAATCAGGCTTCCCCGTCATGGGGCCAGCGATATAGATAACGGCCATTACATGATCTCCGTGGTGGGGTGTGGAGCGGGAATGTGAGACAGCCAGCCCGCATTGACATCCCGGATCCGGACCTCACGGGCTGGCGGATAAACACCAATCACCTCTTTTGCCTGCTGGCGTGCACTGCTGCTGGCAGCCACAGCGCGGCGAACGCTCAGGGTGTGCAGCTCAAACGAGGAATAGATCTGCCGGGTTTCGGAGGTGTCACTGTTGGAGACCACCGGGTGGATACCGTAACGCTGCCAGGCGTTCATCATGAGCGCCGCAAGGTCACGGTGGTCTTTGCGGGTAAATGCCCGGCCGTTGTAGTGAGTGAACGCCTCTTTACCGTCCGGTGGCAGGTAGGGCGGATCGCAGTAAATGGCGATATCGCCGTGCACCGAAGAAAAACGGCGGATCTCAGCCGGCATTGTGAAGGCTGTACGGAAATCCGCGTGAATAAAGCGGGTCCGGGTCTCGTTGGCTTTATCAGCAAACAGGCGCATTTCCTGGCAGGGGAAATAAGGCATGCGGTGTTTGCCGAATGGCACATTGAATTCGCCTTTTTGGTTGGTGCGGTACAGGCCGTTAAAGCAATGGCGGTTCAGGTACAGAAACAGCGCTGCCCATTCCAGGGATTCGCCGCGTAATCTGTCGGTGGCCAGCGCGATGGTGTTAAATGCCCCGCGATGGCGTTTGTAGGCTTCCGGTGTGCCGCCATCCTTAAAGAGCGACCATGCACGATCCATTAATTCCGTGGTGTTGGTCGTCAGTTGCTGGTAGAAATTAATCAGCGTGGGGTTGCTGTCACACAATACGTAATAGTCATAATCCGTGTTCATGAAGACCGAGCCGCCGCCCACGAAGGGTTCGATCAGGCAGGCGGCTTTGGGTAAATATTCGCGCAGCTGCGGCATGATACTGAATTTGCCGCCCGCCCATTTGAGCGGTGAGCGCTGGTTCAGAATACCTTTCATGCGTCACTCTCCGGTTTTTTCCCGCGTGTGAATGGGGTGGGTTCGAGCGTGATTTCGCGCCGGATATTGCGCACGCGTAACTGCGAGCCGTCGTTCAGGCAGATCACGCGTTCATCATCCGGGCCGGTGATGTTGTCCAGCAGCGAACGGTCAGGGTTGATGTGGCGTTCCCTGATGCGGTAATGGTCGCCGGTGACAGTGCTCTCGCACAGAATGCAGATAATGGCGGGTTTCATGCGTCAGCCCTCCACTGCGACAACATCACGATGTGGGTGAAGGTGTACCGCCAGTAGGTTTCGTTTTTGGGGTTTTCTATGTGGCAGGTGTCCCGCATGAATGCAAAGAGTTCGTCGCGGGGATGGTTTTCAGGGTTAAAGCCGTCCCTGACGGCCACTTCATCGGTTATCTGGCGGCCCTGTATTACACCGATATCGGCAATGAAGGCCACGGCGAACGGCACGGTTTCGCCGTTCTTGTTTTCTGTGACCAGATGAATGTTGTCATACTGCCGGTAGGGCTGTCTTTTCAGGAGTCCGGCAAAGTCTGATGCGCGGGTAAATGTGGTTCCCTCCTCAAAAACCAGGGTACCGCCGGCGCTGTAATCGGGAAGAACGATGTTGCGGGTCAGGGTGTCTTCATGAAAATATTCTGCTGACTCCTGGCCCGCCTGGTAGCAATCAAACCCCGTCGGGCGAAGGGATGTGGTCTTGCGTCCGTTGCGGAATGCGTCAATAAAGCAGGGCTTAAATTTCATCTGTAACATCGTCTTATCCTCTTCACGTATTCGTTATGGTTAAGCAGTACCCATGTCCGGCCTTCGTCCAGACTTAACAGCCGGTAACGGTACATGACGTTGATGACGCGGGCGGGCGGTACCCGCTCCAGCCGTCGCACGTGTGACCGGTCCCCCTTCAGCAGGCGACGGTATGCCGCCCTTGCTGCCCGTTCCGGCTTTCCCCCTGGCTTCATCCGGTTTTTGCGGTGTCGCGCAGGGATAATCAGCTTCATTTGTCGGGGGTTATTTCCAGGTTTCTGGTCTTTACCCAGCGATCTTCCTCGAAGGGGGAATCGAAACGGACGAAAACCCGGTCAATGGCGGGGCTACTGGTGCGGGTGTCAACGACCGTTCCGCGTTGCTGCGGACTGTTTTTCAGACATACGCGGGTCCCTTTGATGAATGTGGTGTGGCAGGTGTGTTCAGCACTTTCCTTTGCCGGGTCAGCTGCTGTCTGAAGGGTGGCAAGCTGATTTCTCAGACAGGTGTTTTCCTGTACCACCTGTTCAATTGCGTCTGCGGCGATAAGGTGAGGCTCCACTGACAGCACCATCATCGGGTTGTCAGTGTCAGCCATCATTGCGGCGTAGTTGCGTAAAAACATTGCGCCCGCAAGGGCTTTATCTTTGAGGGTGAGTGTCGGATTAATCATTTTTATTTCCCTTATTCAGATTGTGCGAATTCCGCCGCGTGAGCGGTGTATTAACGGAACCGGTTAATTAACTAAAGACGGCGGCGTGCTTTACGCTCTACTTCTTCTTTGTGCTGAATAAATGCGTTATATGCATCCCGTTTTTTTTCTGACGACGTCTGTCGCGTATTTCCCGCCATGTATCAATAAGTGTCAGTATGCAGATGGCAAAAAACATTGCGGCTGCAATCAGTGTGATAACAAATAACGACTTCGGTACACTGAATGAATAACTGAAATTCATCGTGATTACTCCGTAATTATTGCGGGTTCGGGAACCATGCCATCCGTTAATTGTTTCGCCATCCGGTTAAGTTCTTTAAGGTCCTCGCTGGCTCCCGTATCTTTTGAACAAAACAGGGTGTTGCGGACGCTGAATATTCCGCACTTCATTACTTCGAAGTGTGTTTTTCTGGCGCGGGGATTAATTTCGTTATCGAAGTAATATCCCTGCAGAAATTCGTTTACCTGTTCTGCTGTGTGTTTTCTCATAACGGAGTCCTCGTTAAAAATAACCGGTGATAAACCCGCTGTTATAACTCAGCCTGTTTAATAAAATTTTCTCCGTAAAGAAGGCGATCAACTGTGCGTAGCGCTTCGTACAACGTGAAATCCTGCCCGAACTGATTGTCGCCGCAGCTCAGAGCAAAAATGCGGTTTCCGGTAAACGGATTGCGCGGGTATTTGTGGACCACTATTCCAGCTTTCTCAATCATCCAGGTATGCTCGCCAATTTGTTTTACTGTATGGCCATCTGGCGTTGCGTGCGTCTCGCTCAGGCTGTAGCGGATGTTGCTGCGTGATGCGCTGGTAGCGAAACGGTTAGCTTGGCGTTCCGTTTCGGTGCGAAAATTACGGCGTTGCTTCAGCATAAAATGACACCTCGTTATTTTGTCATCTGCACGTATTTCTCTGCGCTCCTGATGGTTTTCAGGAAAAGAGCGAAGAGATTTACTGTGCGTCTTGAGTTCTTTTCACCCTGGTTGATGGGAATCGAACCCCTGTCAGCCTGTCTTTTCACGGTGTTAAAAGCTTGGTTGGTACGCTTTGCGTAATCTTTCAGGCTTTCTTCAAGTACTGGTAATCCATGCTCATCGCGGTAGGGATAGAACGCCGCCAAACGCTCCAAATCCGCTTGTTCGTGTGTGTTCAGGACTTCTGCCATGTGTGATAACCTGTTAAATCTGGTGCTATTTGTGGCTTTTCTAGCGTCAAGTGGTACTCAACTGATAACCAATATAGTAGTCAGGTGCACACCATGTCAATGGAAATTTCGAATAAATTAAAAGCAATTCGGGAATCTGAGGGGCTAAGTCAGGCTAAGTTTGCGGATTTAATAGGTATTGCGGTTGGTACGGTCAAACAGTACGAAACAGGAATTAGGGGGGTAGGGACTGAAGTTTTGCTCAAAGTAACGATGCATCCACAACTCAAAAAATACACGACTTGGCTGATGAGTGATGAAACTAACGAAGCGGCCGGACAGATAAGTCCCTCTCTCTCCCCTGATGGGTACGATGTCACATCTCGTTCACAAAGACCCCGCAAGACTGGCACACAGCCCGGCTAATCATGGAACGCTGGGGGCGTGGTGGTCTTGTAACGCTGGGGTTTCACGAATGAGCATAAAATCAATTGCAGGAGGATACCTGCTGGATATGCGCCCGGGGGGACGTAAGGGCAGACGCATTCGCAAAAAATTTAAAACGAAATCGGATGCAGTTTTATATGAGCGGTGGGTGCTGGCGCAACAGCATAACAATGAGTGGAAAGGAAACTCCATTGATCGCCGTCCTCTGTCAGTGCTTATTGACTTGTGGTGGAAATACCACGGCCAGCTAATGAAGTCAGGGCATAACACGCGCCTTAAATTGCTGCGCTTGAGTGAGGCAATGGATGACCCGTGCGTGCATAAACTTAATACAACGATGTTCACCGAGCTACGTGTGTCCAGGATAGAGCAGGGGATACAGCCCAGCACCATAAATCGAGAGATTGGGGCGTTAAGCGCGATGTTTACCGCACTCATCTCATCCGGCCATTTTCTTAACGATAACCCCGTTCAAGGCCTTAAAGGAATGAAGGTTAACGAGCGCGAAATGGGATACCTGAGTAAGTCTGAATGTGTTCAGTTGCTGGATGCACTGGCTGAAAATCCCGATGAACGGCTGGCTGTCGAAATCCTTCTGTCGACCGGGGCGCGATGGGGCGAGGTAGCGGCACTGGAGCAGCGCCGTGTTCTTCATTGTCGAATCACTTTTTCAAAAACGAAGAACAGTAAAAACCGCACTGTCCCGATCTCCGAAAATCTGTTTGAAAAGATCAAAAAACGGGGCGGGAAACTAGTGTTTCCAACGCTGGATTATCCATTGGTTCGCGATGTCATCAAAACGGTCGCACCTGATGTTCCTGACGGCCAGGCTGTTCATGCGCTGCGCCACACCTTCGCCAGTCATTTCATGATGAACGGCGGCAATATTCTGACGCTCCAGAAAATTCTGGGGCACGCAAAGATTCAGACAACGATGATTTATGCCCATCTTGCGCCGGATTACCTGCAGGATGCGGTGAGGTTTAATCCCTTGGGAGGAATGTAACTATGGAAATAAAAAAACCTACAAAAAAAGAGTTATATGACTATTTACTATCGAAATATATAGAAGATAAATGCAAAGAAGAAGCTGATGAAATCAATAAGAAGTCGATGAGTCGTGTCAATAAACATAAGGAGCGGCTGATGGAGATTACGCCAGAAATCTTCTTCCGTTTCTTGTCTGAGAAGGGGGTTTCCAGTGTCTGCCCTTCATGTGGATCGTCTCGATTATCTGTGCCTGAAAGTATGGATCTTTGCTGGGATAAAAATAAGAAACCAGAAAATTTTAACAATCTACCCTTGGAGGAGCAGAGTGAGTTAATTAAAGAGAACATAAAGCATTATGTATCTTATACTTTTTTGGGTGATGTTAAGAGCATACCTGATATGCGCAAAACTTATTACACGCTGCATTGCCTGAATTGTGGTTACCTGAGCCTTTACCGTACGTCTGCGGTGCTGAAGTGGTTGGAGAAAGACAAAGCACAGGATGGTGAAAATGGGTAATGTAGCAAGAAACCTTTTCGGTAATTCAGCAGGTAGTATGTCGCATTCTGAGCGTGATGTGCTTTATCATGGCGGCGATGGCGGCGATGGCGGCGATGGCGGCGATGGCGGCAGTAGTGGAGGTGGAATGTCAGATAAACTTGAAAGGCGAATTGAGCGACTCGAAAGTGATTTATCGCTAACAAGAAACGACCTTGCGACGCTTGCTGAACGCACTACAAACCTCTCAACCAAAGCCGATGTTGGTGAGGTGAAGGGTGAGCTCAAAGCAGACATTGCTCATCTGAAAGGTGAGCTTAAATGCGATATTGCGAATCTGAAAGGTGAGCTTAAATCTGATACAGCTAACCTGAAAGAGCAGCTCAAATCAGACATTAACAGCCTGAAGGGTGAGCTTACCGAAGCGATGGATAAACGCTTTGACAAGATTATGGATGAGATGAATCGGCGGTTTGACAAGGTTGATGATAATACGAAGTGGCGTTGGAGTGGCATTATTGTGCCAGTGTGCACAACCATTTTCACGGCGGCGGTCGCGTATTTTGTTGCTAAATTTGTTGGCTGATGATCCACAAAGTGACCACATCCCTGTTACTTGCTGTGGTTGGCTGTGTTTTTGTGTGTCTGTAAGTTATTGATAATCATGTAACTTATTGATTTTTGAATGTAATTATGGCCGCTCTGCGGCCTTTTTTCTTTTCACTGTCGAAGAGTCACCGTAAAATCAACGCCATGACACTTCAGCAGAACGGATACCATGCTGACACTTGCCCGCCAACAACAGCGACAAAATATTCGCTGGTTATTATGCCTGTCAGTTTTGATGCTGCTGGCGCTTCTCTTAAGCCTTTGCGCCGGTGAACAATGGATTTCGCCAGGTGACTGGTTTACTCCTCGTGGCGAACTGTTCGTCTGGCAAATTCGCCTGCCACGTACGCTGGCTGTATTGCTGGTTGGTGCGGCGCTGGCTATATCCGGCGCTGTAATGCAGGCGTTGTTTGAAAATCCTCTGGCAGAACCTGGACTACTTGGCGTCTCTAACGGCGCAGGCGTGGGGCTTATCGCCGCGGTATTGCTTGGGCAAGGGCAACTCCCCAACTGGGCGCTAGGGCTGTGTGCGATTGCTGGCGCGCTTATCATCACTTTAATACTCTTACGTTTCGCCCGTCGTCATCTTTCGACCAGTCGGTTATTGCTGGCTGGCGTTGCATTAGGGATTATCTGTAGCGCACTAATGACGTGGGCTATCTACTTTTCCACCTCTGTTGATTTACGTCAGCTGATGTACTGGATGATGGGCGGTTTTGGCGGCGTAGACTGGCGGCAAAGCTGGCTGATGCTGGCATTGATCCCCGTGTTGTTGTGGATCTGTTGTCAGTCCAGGCCGATGAATATGTTAGCACTTGGCGAGATCTCGGCGCGGCAACTGGGTTTACCCCTGTGGTTCTGGCGCAATGTGCTGGTGGCAGCGACCGGCTGGATGGTTGGCGTCAGTGTGGCGCTGGCGGGTGCTATCGGCTTTATTGGTCTGGTGATCCCACATATTCTTCGGTTGTGTGGTTTAACCGATCATCGCGTATTACTTCCCGGCTGCGCGCTGGCAGGGGCGAGCGCAGTGCTGCTGGCCGATATTGTAGCGCGCCTGGCATTAGCTGCCGCAGAGCTGCCTATTGGCGTGGTCACCGCAACGTTGGGTGCGCCGGTGTTTATCTGGTTATTGTTAAAAGCAGGACGTTAGCCGCAAAAAGACGGTCTATGATTAAAAGCTAAGATTTTTACTGACCACACCCAGGAGAAACGATGCAAGATTCCATTCTGACGACCGTAGTGAAAGATATCGACGGTGAAGTGACCACGCTGGAGAAGTACGCCGGTAATGTGCTGTTGATTGTCAATGTCGCCTCAAAGTGTGGCTTAACGCCGCAATATGAGCAGTTGGAGAATATTCAGAAAGCCTGGGCCGATCGAGGTTTTGTGGTGCTGGGATTCCCGTGCAACCAGTTTCTGGAACAAGAACCGGGCAGCGATGAAGAGATTAAAACTTACTGTACCACCACATGGGGGGTGACGTTCCCGATGTTCAGTAAGATTGAAGTTAACGGCGAAGGACGCCATCCGCTGTATCAAAAATTGATTGCCGCAGCGCCGACCGCAGTCGCGCCGGAAGAGAGCGGATTCTATGCCCGTATGGTCAGCAAAGGTCGTGCACCGCTGTACCCTGATGATATTTTATGGAATTTTGAGAAATTTTTAGTTGGCAGGGACGGATTGGTCATCCAGCGTTTTTCCCCGGATATGACGCCGGAAGACCCCATTGTGATGGAAAGCATTAAACTGGCGTTGGCAAAATAATGTCTATTGTGATGCAGTTACAGGATGTTGCGGAATCTACCCGCCTGGGGCCACTTTCTGGCGAGGTTCGGGCTGGGGAGATCCTGCACCTGGTGGGGCCGAATGGCGCGGGTAAGAGTACCTTACTGGCACGAATGGCCGGAATGACCAGCGGTAAGGGAAGTATTCAGTTCGCGGGGCAACCACTGGAAGCATGGTCCGCAACAAAACTCGCGCTGCATCGCGCCTATCTTTCACAACAGCAGACGCCGCCGTTTGCAATGCCGGTCTGGCACTATCTGACACTGCATCAGCACGATAAAACGCGTACCGAACTACTGAATGATGTCGCAGGGGCGCTGGCTCTTGATGACAAACTCGGACGTAGCACCAATCAACTTTCCGGCGGTGAATGGCAACGCGTACGTCTTGCTGCGGTGGTGCTGCAAATCACACCACAAGCCAATCCCGCAGGCCAATTGCTGCTTCTTGATGAGCCGATGAACAGTCTTGATGTTGCGCAACAAAGTGCGTTAGACAAAATTCTGAGCGCTCTGTGTCAGCAAGGACTGGCGATTGTGATGAGCAGTCACGATCTCAACCACACATTGCGTCATGCGCATCGGGCGTGGTTGCTAAAAGGTGGAAAAATGCTGGCCAGTGGACGCAGAGAAGAGGTGCTCACGCCGCCAAATCTGGCGCAGGCCTATGGGATGAATTTTCGCCGTCTGGATATCGAAGGTCACAGAATGCTGATTTCGACCATCTGATTTCATTAGTATCTTGAAAATCGGGTAATTACGACGCTAAATTAATGCAAGAATAAAAAACAGAGGAACCGTACGGAATGCGTTTCTGCCTTATTTTGATCACAGCACTGTTTCTGGCCGGGTGTAGCCACCATAAAGCACCGCCGCCAAATGCCAGACTTTCTGATTCGATTACCGTTATTGCCGGTTTGAACGACCAGCTACAAAGCTGGCATGGCACGCCGTATCGTTATGGTGGCATGACGCGGCGCGGTGTGGACTGTTCGGGATTTGTGGTTGTAACGATGCGCGATCGTTTCGATTTGCAGCTGCCCCGAGAAACCAAAGAACAAGCCTCTATCGGCACGCAAATTGATAAAGACGAGTTGCTGCCTGGTGACCTGGTCTTTTTCAAAACGGGTTCCGGACAAAATGGTTTGCATGTAGGTATTTACGATACCAACAACCAATTTATCCACGCCTCTACCAGCAAGGGAGTGATGCGTTCCTCACTTGATAATGTCTATTGGCAGAAAAATTTCTGGCAGGCGAGACGAATCTAAATAGCTGCGCGGAATAGTAGATCACTTT